TTATCAAAAGTATCCCATTTTAATTGACGAAGGGCATTCTGAAATTCGACAATAGACTGAGTTGACTCGTCTATAGCATTAGTTACCTCATTGATTGCAGAAACCATTTCATACCATTCATCGCTGCCTTTTTTGATAGAACCATTTACAACAGACTCTTCTAAATTTCTCTGAAGTTCTTCACGCTTTTTAATGAGTTTTTGATATTCGCCATTTTCAGCAGAGATAAGTGACTTATAATCAGATACATTTGCCTGTTCACCAAATTCCTCTACGAGAGAAATTCTATTATTGATCTTTGTCTTTTTCTGCTCATTGCTAGAAATTTTATTATCATACTTGGACGCAATATTATCAAACTTTTCTTTTGCAAGAGTAGCCTTATCTTGTTTTGCTGTTTCTTTGTATAAATCAGCAGTAACTTTGTCGGCTTCTTTCGCATCTAAATAAGCGTTATACTGAATACATGCATCATATAGTTTTCCACCATCATTCAGTTTTGCGGCTTTGTTTAACAAAGATTGGGAAATACGTTTCCCAGCTTTAGCAGCTTTCTTGATAGAAGCAAGAATCTTCTTATTCTTTTTCGTAGACTTGATTTTGCTGATATTTTTCTGTGCTGATTTGATATTCTTATTATCAGTTTTAACCGCAGTATTATATGCACTCTGACGATTGTTAATATTAGAAATCTTTCTGTCAATCAGTTTATTCTTAGAAGAAGTAGAAGTAGCATTGTCGAGTTTAGCATCATACAGTTCGTCTTTAGAATCATATTTCTCAACTTTGGAATCAGCAGTTGTATTTGCAAGACTCGCTCTCTGTTCCGCTAAATCAGCAAGTTCCTGTCTGATAGTCTCTCTACTTAAAGCAGCCGTTTCTTGTGCTGTGTCGTTGGCAACTAAAGCAGCATTGTAATTAGCACATGCTTTTGATAATGTAGAGTATCCGTCACCAGAAATTTTAGAAATTAAAGAAGCTGGAATTTGTTTCTTCGCCTTTGTATAATTCTTTACTTTTTTATAGTAGTCATTTACCGCAGTTCTTGCTTTCACATTGGGACCCGAAGCGTCAACGTTGTAAACTGATATATTATTATCCTTTTTCGTTGCAGTTCTTAAATCCTTAACCGACTGATTCAAATTACTTTGTGTCGTTTTAGCCGCAGACTGAGCACTGTTATCTTTCTTTCTAGTAAGCTTCAACTGACTACCAATAATTTTACTCTTAGCTTTATCACTCGTAGCATTCTCAAGTTTTGCATCAAGTAAATCATTCTTTGCAGAAATCTTATCTAAAGCTTTTTCATACTTATCAATCGGAAGATTAGCCATTTCAGATGCTAAATCAGCAAGAGACTGTGTGAGATCTTGAATACTGGAAGTATTCTCAATCATCTGGTCATTATACTTTTGCCATGCTTCGTCACCATAAGTAGTAGTCCACATGAGATCGTATATTTCTTTATTCTGTCTTTCAAGGGCATCAATTTCCTGTTCATACTGATCCTGCTGATATTTCAAATCAGATTTGGAAGCAGATAAACCGAATGTTTCCTTTAAGGAAACTAATGCTTTTCTACGATCAATCAGTTTATTAATCGAATCTATTTCTTTTTCATGGGAGTCAATTAATTTTTCTGCATAATTAACAGAAGCTTGCAGACGTTCTTCTTCAAGACTCTCAATAGTGTCGTAGCAGCTATTTAACTTATCTGAATATGTCTGATATTCGGATATCTGAGTTTTGAGATTTTCGTCTGTAATACTGTCAATAGAAAATGCCCCTGACTGAATCTTTGCGATCCACTCATAGGATAAACCAATCTGATTTAACTTCTCTTGATATACCTGTGCGGCGGTTGTATTGTCCTGGATCTCGGATTCTATCTGAGAAATATAAGCATGGTATCTTTCTCTTGTCTGATTCATACCAAACGCTTTGTCGAAAGATTTGCTAAGCTTTTCTGTTTCCTTAGAAGCCAATTTTAATTTCGTTTCAATCCAGTCGATGTCTTGTGCGGTTTCTTTTGCATCTTTAGCAGAGTCCTTCGCTGCTTTATTGGCTTTATCTATTGCAGATTTAGTAGATGCACCACCAGAATAGTTAACTTGTGGTTTATACGCACTTGTTGCTTTGCTCACAGCGTTTTGTAAAATCTGATCAGCCGCAGTAGTAGCATATTCTTTATAACCATCTGTATATTTTCCACTTGTATCCATTGCGATAGCTTTTAAGCGAGCAAACTGTTGTAGTGCAGTTCCTGCGACTCCAAGTTGCGAACATAAAGCTGTAAGATTTGCAATATCCGCAGAAGTGGTGATTGTAATACTTGCTGCACGTATTTTTTCTGCTATGTAACTTGCTAGAGAAGCTTTTGTCACATCTGACATATCTGCTTCCTGTGCAAATGCAACGAGTTCTTCCAATGTAGCATTTTTTAAGTCTCTGCCTGTCTGTGCAGCATACTCCTTGCTTGCGGCTAATTGATAATCAACAATTTCAGATGCATTAGCAACACCCATTTGCTCAAGCATAGCCACTGTAGCTGTTTTTGTCTCTTCTGTTACATTTTTTAGTGCATCAGAATTATAAATATATGCCGATGCAAGATTATCAAATGCTGATTGACAAGCCGACAAATCAGACGGAGAATTGCTTACTGTTTTGATAAAATTATTATATGCATTTGCATATTCTTCTGTAGTATCTTTTAATGACCCGAATTGTTCTTTGAAGTCGTCATTATTTAGAATAGATGACCAATCAAAATCCTCTTTGTTGTAAACATCAGCATAAATTTTATCTAATTGGTCTAAACCATCCGATAAAGCCTGAACTTGTGCAAGTGTATCAGTAAATGTTTTTGAAAAGTCCTCTTGATTCAACAATTCATCTACTTTATCAAGTTCGTTCTCCAGAGGAATGCTGTAATAGCCTTCAAACTCAGGAACTGTCGATAGATAATTGTTAATCGCATCGGTAATCTCCTTTTCGTTTCCAATAAATTGTTTACTTGCAACTGCTGTATCAATCAGCTCTTGCTTAAATTTGTTAAAATCTTCCTTTGTCTTAGGTAATTCATTACCCTGTAACGCTGTCAACATTGTCTGTTGAGCCAAGTTTTCATTTAAGTTATCAATAGATGAATTGTATGCCTCTACTGATTCCTTCATCTCACTATACCTACTATAGATAGAATTAAATAGTGAATTGTCTGATAATTCATCAGCCGTGAATGCTTCTGAATCTCTTAATGCGTTTACTGCATCTTCGAGTTTTTTGTAATTTTCTAATGCTCCCTCAACTGTATCATCGCCAATTAAAACTAACTGACCACCACCAGTACCATATGAACCACTATCAATTATACCAGCTTTTTTAAGCTCTTTAAATGCTTTTACTGCTTCTTCTCCCGATGCACTAATAATATTGTTAGTACCCCAGAAGTTATCTTTTGCAACATCCATCAACTCTTCTTTTGCTGCATTTACACCAGCAATCAAGTCTGTCTGTTGATTTTTCAATGAATCAATGCTTGCTTGTTTAATGGCATTTGATAATGAACCATACTTTGCAATCAAATCATCAATGCTTTCTCCTTCAAGACCAAGTTTCTTTAATAACTCTGTCTGTGTGGTCATCAAATCGTCTTTTGCACTTGCATCTGTTTTTACTGCATCCGATAATTGGATGTATTTGTTTGCTAATGTAGCAATCTCATCACCTAATGTATTGGCTGCGTCTGCTGCTTCTTTAGCTTTCTGCCGATCTTCCTCTAACTTTTGATTATGCTTAGATATTGCGGATGTTACTGCACTAACTCCAAGACTTATACCCATAAGTACAATTCCTACTGGATTGCTAAGAAACACACTCTTTAATGTCGCACCAAGTCCTGTCATAGCCGCTTTAAGCGAAAATGTACTTGCTGTACTAGCTGTATTAGCTGCGGTCTGTGCATTTGTCGCTTGCGTTAAATTCATTTCAGCAAGTTTCTGTAATGCCATCTCTTTTGTCATACCTTGCATCTGTAAGATACGCACTCTGTCAGCCTGAGTAAGTGTTTTTGTCACTAACACGTTTCTCAACTGTTCGGTTGTCAATGAACTTGTTGCCTGTGCAATACTCTTTAATGCCTGGAATCTAGCAGATAAGTTACCATTCGGAACATTTCTTGCCATCTGTAAGGCTTTTCCATACTGTTCTACTTGTTTTGTAGCTGTAATGAGTGCCATTGTGCCTGTTGTAAGGAATTTTCCAATACCAAGTGCAATTACACCTTTTAGCGTACCTTCTACAATTCCCCAGTTATTGGCAAATTCCAAAACTGCCGAACCTAAGTTAGCAAGGTCACGTACTGTATTACCATTGATAATGCCTTGATATGTCTCTGTAAGAGTGTTAGAAAACCTCTGACATGCTGCGTCAGCACTGGTCATCCAAGTTTGATACTCTTCTGTAGCACTTCCTGCACTATTGATTGCATCTTCATAAGCTGATGCAGATTCCTTCATGCCAGATAAAATAGCGGCACCTGCTGCACTTCTCGATTTACCGAACATAGTCTCAAGAACACTTGCACGTGAGGTATCATCCAACTTATCCATAACTTGTGAAATCTCGTATAACTGGTCATAATAAGATTTGAATGTATGCTCATCTTCCATAATATCAACACCAGTTAATGCCATGAGCTTTTCACGCAAGTTACTTGTGGCTGTTGCTAAATCGTCAACTTCTTCGCCCATCTCCTGCAACTCTTCAATAGCATCTGTATCACCAGATGAAGCTCTCATTCTTAATGAACCGATTTTTGCTGTGTTACCGAGGTATGACGGATCATTATAGTATTTATTAGCTGTAGCAAACATTGTAGCAGCTTGTTCAATACTCATATGTGCTTCTGTCAATGTACCAGCACTTAATCTGATACTTTCAGCTAATCCATCCGCATCAATACTGTACTTATTTGACATATTATTGATGAGGTCTGCATAAGCTTCAAGTTTCTTGTCCATCTGGTCATTACCATATCCACCAATTTCATCAAATGAAGCAATAGAGGTTTTAATTGAACCGATTGCCGTATCAATATCAAGATCTCCAACGTTTGATAAAATGTTTGCCCACTTCGAACCAAGTTCTGCATCGTCTAAATCCCAACCAAGCTTTTTAAACTCTGTTACAGCGTCAATCAATGAACCAACTTTTACATTAAGTTCCTGTGCCTTGCTAAGAGATTTGTTAAAATACTTGTATAACGCATCTCTGTCAGAAATTTCATCTGTTACTTTCTGAAGATTTACAAGACTATCATCTAATGTCTTTGCTTCGGTTGCTGCATTTCTGACCTGATTAGAAATGGCATAAACCAGACTTGCACCACTAAAAAATTTCGTATAACTCTTAACAGATTCTTTGAATTTACTTCCCCAAGTCATACCTGCATTATTCGTTGCTACAAGCTCCGTCTTAAATGCCGACAACTCACCTCTAAGAGTTTTTAGTTCTCCTGTACTCTTTGCTACATTAGCGGCATTAAGCAACTGATTGTATTTAGCGGTCATTTCATGATTATTGAAAAGTTTATTATTATTCCTTCCCAGAATCTTAATCTGGTTCACTAACTGTTGCTTGCTTGTATCAAAGTTCAGATGAACCTTATTACTATTTGCAACCCTCTGTGCATTGTTAATTGCCTGTTTGGTTGCTGTCTGTACACCTTTTGTATTTACATTCGGTGTGATGTTGAATGTAAGATTATTTAATCCCTTCAACTGTGCTTTGATTGCTTTCCTTGTTTTTGGCATATCAAGGTTACCAATCAGCTTGACGAACTTCATGTCGCCAAGACTTTTTGCGTCTGACTTAATCTGTTGCTTGCTTTTTGTCTTATTAAGACCAGCAACCAACTGTAAAATAAAGTTATTCAATTACGACTCCTTTCTATAAATTTCAACATACAAATAAATGGTTGCTAAATGCGACCATATCAATGAATTTTATCAAGTTGTACATTTTTTATTGAATTTTTGATTGAATAATCAGATTGTGGCTTTTCGCCTGAGATAAATTTGAATTGTTTGTTATGAATTTAATAGATAGTCTTCTAATCTCTCGAATAGATTAGGATATAAGTCAATTTTTCCTGTTTTGAATCGTGATAATACATCTTTATTTAGTCCTGTAACAGAACAGATATAACTTGCTTTTTCTCGAATCAATCTCTTATTTAGCATAGCCCTAAGTTCTTCCTGTGTCATTCATACTGCTCCTTCCTATATATTTTCTTATTCAATATATAATTTTTTATATAAAAAAAAAATAGACCAGTGCAAAAATCAATCACACTGGTAATATTTTAAATTCGTACAATTAGGAGGACAGACCTAGTTTGAATCAGTCTGTCCACTTAATCATTGTTTATTGTTTTGAAATACAACGTGTGTACTTTATGCTAACATGCCGTGTTTGAGCCAGCACATCAACGCTTATAATAAAAGTTACTGCCCACCTCAGAAACCATTATTACCCTTGTCTGGCAGGACAATTAAATCCTGCCAATAATATGATATTCAAAACATATAATAAACACCCATAGGGTGATATTATCGGAGAATGGCAGAGCTATCACACCCTACCTTACTTTAGTGAAATAATAGTGAATCCTATAGAAGTGATTTATAGGAGCTATTGATTAAATTGTTGTTGGAAGTTTCCCACGCACTACTCAGCCTACGGTCTTTTCATGCGCAGTACTTTCTTCCATAAGGAGATATTGAAAACGCTTATTTTCCCTACACTTTTTTGAATTTTTAACAAAAAATAGCATTGTTTTTTGTCACTTTTTCACAAAACAATTTAGAAATTTATCACGATTATTCATATAAAGGAAGTTTAAAATTGTTTGGCATACATCTGAATTATTATTACTAAAAGCATATTTTACCAACAACATAACTGTCTCTTGATCTAAATTATTGTTTGTGCAATTCAAAAAATGACTCATACAGTCCATTTTTAAATCTATGTAACTATTTTTGGTATATTGAGTTTTGTGTTGTTCAATATACTTTATTGACCTATTATACACTTCTGACGCTTCTATAAATTTTTTCCATTTATATTTATTTCCCTTGCCTTTAATGTTGCTATTAAGAAATTTTGATATAGGAAGTCTTGTTACACCCATAGCTTGTCCCACAACTCTACTATCTATATTTCTAGCAATTATATCCATAGGACAATTCATCGAGCGAATTTCTTCTTCATTAAATTCTTTATTATTTCGACTTTTCTTTGTACTTGCAAAAAACTCAGGTATATCCTTACCTTTCATACATGGTAGTCTTTTAATACGATTAATTTCGTTTACTACATCTATATCAAATTCCTTTTTAGCAAGATCAATACTAATCTGACCAATTACAGATAATATAACAAAACATTTCTTCAATTCCTCGCCATCTTGCCCCTCATCCATTCCCTCATCATAGTAATAACTCAAGGCTAATTGCGCTGTATCTGTAGAGGTGCCAATAGATTGCTGTGCTGCTGCAATTTGATTATCCATTTGTGCAAAATCTTCTAATCTAAAATGATATGAACTATTCCCCTTTTCTGCCACACCATTGATGATAGTCGGATAATTTGTATAAGCTTTTCTCGCAAGTTCCGCAAGGTCTGGTTGATTTGTTGTATAAACAAAGTCGGTGTCTTCATCCATTCCCGAGGCTCTAGCTTGTACATCTGTTCCAACCATATTTATCACAATCACATTTCGTCCTAAATTTGCAAAGTACTTGGATAATTTGTCTGAATAGACATTATGAAAATGTAGAATATTATTCGGAGAATTATGTGGACTTCTAAAAGCGGCTAATTTTTCTCCATCTTTAAACCTTGCTGTATAACATTGAATTGCATCCTTTTCCACCTCAAAAATATTTTCTTCTATTGGATTTCCACCTACTGCTTTCATTAATAAAGCAATCGGGTTTCCCATAACTGTAAGATTGTCCCCATTCTGTAGCAATCTTCCCTGTTTAAAATATTCATTTTTCAGTTTGCTTATATCTTTAGTCTTTTTATCCCTAAAAAAAGCTGTCCTCCTAAAATCAGGATTCCATTTTACCAATGCCAAAATAACTTCATTAATATTGAAATTATTTTTCTTTTGATTAAGATATTGTAAATATGCTGTATCCGTTGTTTTCTTTAACTCTTTAATATAATCAACTGAATCTTCTGCAATTCGGGAAAGAATCTCTTCATCTGTAGTAGGCAGTGAATTATTCATTTGATAAGCCATTAACTGCATACCTCCCCATTTACTAGGATGAGCTGTCTTTACAATCGTAAACCAATTATCATGTTCTTTCATATAATTTTTATAAAATTTAAACGCTTCTTTTTGCGTCCCTCCCATCATATCAACAAACTTCAACCATTTTAGTGATTTATCTGTAATAACAACATCAATATTAGATAAGCTTAGTTTTCTTCCAAATAAATCAATTTTCTCAGTAGTAAAACTATTGTAGTCAATTCCATTTTCCGCACAATAGTCTCTGAAAAATTCTTGAATATTTCCACAGAACAAACAACTCTTGAAGAAATGTGACCTACAGTATATAAATCCATTCATATTTTTAGGAAAAATTGATTCATCAATTAATCCCATTCCGTCCCACAGAATATTTTTTACCCTCTCATCAGAAACATATTTTGCATCACATTCTTGTCTTATTTCTTCTTTTTTAGTTATCTCTGAATGACCATAGTTTCCATTCCATCTAATACCATTATCTTTAAGAGCTTCCTTTGTCTTCTCAATGTATTTAAGATTTTCATTGATTGATTTATTCTTATCAAATGTACAGCCCTTCTTGTTAATAAGTTCTTCAATATGTGAATCGTCAAAATGAATAAAAAACTCTTTTTCATCATATGTATATGACACAGATTTATTGCTTACAATTACAGCCTTTTGTGGCTTGGAATAAACTTCCTCATCTGGAACAACAAGTATTCTATTCCAAGGAATCCTTATATAACCATTGGCAGATGCTGTTGTTAACGTAAGATATGCTGATAATTCGACTATCTTAAATATTTTATCTGGATTCTGTTTTGATTGCTCATCCATTATGTCGTATAAACCCATAGTCAAAAAATTTATAGCTTTATGATACAGATTATCCCTAATAAATACACATTCTCCATCTTTTGCTTTACCAGGTGAGCGCATAAGCATCTTATAATGTATTGGATGACATCTTTCCCCCTCCTTTGCCTGTTTCCTCTTTTTTGTGTCCTTAACCTCAGAAGTAAATGTCACTCCATTTGTATAGTAATATGTTCTTAAATCGTCTTTCTTTATCTTTTGGGGTTCTCCACCATTAATTTTATATTCAGCATCATAATTAAACTTTAATATAATAAAGTCCTTGCTAAATTTACCACTAATTCTTGTAATACTTTCATCCATAAATCTAAGAAATAAACTATCTGCAAGTACTGCTTTTCTAGTAGATACCCTATTCAATTCTACCCATTTATCTTTTATCTTGTGAGTTACAATCCCTTCATTTTTTAACGCATCAATATACACTTGATTTGCTTGCATTGACTCTATGTATACTGACCTTAATTCTTTTGTATAATTTATAGTTTTCTTTCCTATGATAATCCACCTCTCTATTCTACTAAGTTATGTTTATAAACTGCTCTCTACTTAATATATTCTCCACTTAGGAAGAAACTTTTTTTGATTATTCTGTTGTTATCTAAATCATTATGGATAATTGCGTGAATAACGTATGAAATTTCATTATACAAGCATAGAAAACTCATGTAACGACCTGTGAAAGCACTGTGTATGAAATGATAGTTTCATTGGTATTTTCAAAAATTTTTCCTGCCTATATAGTAGGAAAATCGAATGTCACTATTTTAAAAACTGCAAAATCACTTCACAATCTGCATAAATGAGGGCTTATTGCTCAATTTTGCAATTTTTCCAGTCTGATTATTAACTATGATGCCATTTTCACGATCCACACTATTTGTCGCTGATACATGGCACTCATACAGCTCATGTAGAAAACTGTCACCTTTCTTAACTCTCGATTCTCATAATCCCATAGCAAATCAAATACTCCATCACGACCAATCGCATTGTCAAGTCCTTTTTCTCTCAATACATCCATCGTAAAAAAGTAATCCTTGCATTCCCATTTAGCACCATCATAGTCCTTATCTATCGGAAATATCTTAATCAGATTTTTCAGCTTGATACGACCAATAATACCAAACAAAGCATCTATCAGTTTAAAGGCTGTTTGCTTTGCTTCAAACGGTGTCTGATATGTATTATCCACCCTATGAGTTACAGCCTCAATTTCAATCACAGAATTCATATACTTTACACCGCATAGAGCGGCTTTCATAAGTTCATCCTGTGACCAATCATCAATTTTTCTGTACTTTCCAAATATGCTTGTCACAGTATTGTAATACTGTCTGCACCACATATCATGTAATGCAAACAGCCTTGTAAATTCCTTTAGTTCTGTTTCTTTCTTATTTCCTGTAGTTACTGTAAATGTATTCATAAACATAATTCCTTCCTTTATCTTATATTCCCCACATCTGTTTCAAATCGTTTACATAACCCATCATTTCCGCATTACCTGTTTCCTTATTATCAGGATGATACGTATTCGCAAGTACACGATAGAACTTTTTCAATATAGGTTTGTCTTCTTCAGTCGGAATCAAATCTAATAAATTCTTCATCAGTTCATCTTTTTTTCTTGCAGCTTCCATAGACCTTTTATCCGCTTCATTTTGCAACTTTACAACTTCATCATGTGCTTGTTTCCATACCATACGAAAATCATCTCTATATTTTTCTGGTATTTTTCCTATATCATAATCCGAAGGATATTCTGCATAATGGATTGAATCTTTATAAAATATATTTTCTTGCCCTTCATTTTCAATGTATATTACACAATGCCAAAAAGAAGGAAGATTATCAGTGTGATTAGCCTTATCCCATCTATATTTAACAGGACACTTAATATCTAAAGCATAAAATATTGAAGTACGTCTTTTTACAATATCATTCTTTTCAGCTTGTAATGATTCTATAGTCTTTTCTATCTCATTTATTCTCTTATCCAACTTATCAATCTGTTGCTTTGGTGTTGTCGGCTTCTGATCTGCACTCTTTACTTCTTTATATGCAGCGTCAACCGACACTTTCTTATCACGCAACTTTTGTTTCAGTTCTTCATTATCAGACTTCATAACAATATCCATCTTCCTATATGTTCCTTCTGAAACTCCTGTCGCTTTTGCCATTTCTTTTCGTGTATCAACCTTTGGCAAATTTGCCGAACCTTTACCACCTAAAGACTGATTTTTCTTTGCTTTAGATTCAAACACGCTCTTGAACTTCTGGACAATCTCATATTTTTCTGCGTCTGATAAATTTCTACGTCCTAACTGTTGTTCTAACATCCAACGCTTTACATCATCCCTTGTCGGTAATTCATCAGCATACATAATTTTATAATCTTCCCAATACTTAAATCCGAGATTATTTTTTTTCAAAATGTTATATCTGTTATGTCCATCAATAATAATGTATCTTCCTGTGTTTGGTTCTTCCCATACTTTAATAGGATCAAGCATACCATTTTTTAACACACTCTGTTCTAATCGGACAAATTCTTCTGGTGTAAGAACTGGTAACAATTCTTCAAATTCCTTATCAATAATTAAATCGTCTATCTTTAACATAATATCTATTCTCCTTCCATATGCTAACGCCCACGATTTCGTAGGAAGTGTATTGTGTGCATATCTGAATAGAATTCCCAAGTTGGGATTCCTACTTTCGTTTTGGTAAATTTACCGTAACCTTTATCCACCTTCCACCAAATTTGGTGTAACCTGTAATTAGTCCATGATTGTCTTTCTGAGTTAGCAAAAGTAAAAAGTTTTTCCTTTTGCACATGTCCAACTTGGGCTTGTGCTTTTCTATCACTTTCCCCAATATTTTGTGGAATGTTTTGGCAAGTTAAAAACTTTTTCACTTGCCAGAGCCGAATTATTCGGTTCTGCCACTCCCGAAAATTTTAGGGTGTGACACTTAGAGTCTTCTAATAATTACAAGACTCTAAAATTGCTGTGTATCGGCAGGGGTTGTTAGCTTCACAAAATTTTACTGTGGAAGCTTCCACTTACGCAATCTTCTTATTCCTTGCACCATATACCAATGCATCCGCTTTTCCTTCTACACAATCAGCCGTTACAATAACTTTCTTTGCACTTGACATATCGGGAACATCAAACATGACTTTCTGCATAGCGGATTCAATGATACTTCTAAGACCTCTCGCCCCTGTTTTCTTTTTAATAGCCAACTCCGCAATCTTTCTCAATGCTTCATCCTCAAACTCCAACTTCACACCATCCATAGATAATAACTCCTGGTACTGCTTTGTAATCGCATTCTTAGGCTCTGTGAGTATATGTACCAAATCTTCCTCTGACAGCGGATTCAATGCAGTAATAATAGGAAGTCTACCGATTAACTCTGGCATAAGACCATATTTGACAAGATCATGCTGCTCAACCTTTGACAAGTCGGTAACGGATTCTTTTTTATCGGAAACATTAGCACCAAATCCAATACTATTATGTGTCTCTTCCTTGCCGATAATTTTATCAATACCATCAAAAGCTCCACCACAAATAAATAGAATGTTACTTGTATCAATCTTAACTGTCTCTCCCTGTGGATGTTTTCTACTACCTGTCACTGGCACTTCTGAAATAGTACCCTCGATGATTTTAAGAAGTGCTTGCTGTACTCCCTCACCAGATACATCCCTTGTAATAGAAACATTTTCGCCTTTACGACTAATCTTATCTATCTCATCAATATAGATAATTCCTCTTTGTGCTGATTCAATGTCATAGTTTGCATTCTGTAAGAGTGTTCTTAACATGGTCTCAACATCTTCGCCAACATAACCAGCTTCGGTTAAACAGGTAGCATCCGCAATAGCAAAGGGTATACCTAAAAATTTAGCAAGTGACTGTGCAAGATATGTCTTACCACTACCAGTAGAACCAATCATAAGTATGTTGGACTTCTGAATTTCTACATCAGACTTCTTATTCTGTTTCAATCTCTTATAGTGATTGTAGACTGCAACTGCTAAAGTCCTTTTTGCTTCATCCTGTCCAATCACATACTGATCCAAATGTGCTTTAATCTGTGAAGGTGTAGCAAGTTTCATATTAGTTGCGATATTTTCCTCTTCTTCATCATTGAGTAAGTCACTTGCTATACTGATACAGCTATCACAGATGTAACCATACTCACCTTTAATTAATTTATTTACTTCATTTACAGACTTACCGCACATATAACAAAATTGATTATTTTTTGCCATTCTAAGCTCTCCTTTATTTATGAAAATTGTACTTATCAATTATCCCTACTTATGCTTCTTATGCTTATGTTTTCTCTTATGGTATCTATCCCAATGATTCCAATAATCACATTTTTCTTCTGCGTTTTCCTTAGTTTCAAATATTACTCTTCTACGAATTGATACAATGTTCTGATCTGAAGTTTTAACCTCAACTCTATGATTGTTTGCTTTATCAGATACTACTATCGCAGGTTCAACAGCCCACATATGGGCATTATGATGTTTCTTTTTTATTCTGTTCAAAAAATATACGTCTTGTCCTTCTTTAAATACCATTATTAAAATCTCCTTCCATACAAGGTACGCTCAAATTAAGTTCCTATTAGATATATTCGATGATTCGTGCGCTTTCTTTGCTATCTTTCTTTGGCGCAGGCTTTTCACTTAGCGAAACAGCAATCTTTGATTGCGTTGTGTAGCTTAGTAGAAAAGGTTGGTTTCAAAGAAAGTAGGATACAATATCATTGCATTAAAGAAATAATCTCCTTGACCATCTTCTGTGTTGATTTATCTTTACACGCTTTAGTTTTCCGAATAATCTCTTTCATAGAGAAATTATTCAATAATAAAGCACGTAATTTTTCTCTATATCCCATCCATTCAATACGAACCTCTTTGTATTGTTCTGCTGCACTATAATCACCTAGTAACTGATGATTCTTCCATTTCTTTTCAAGATATGCGTTTTTACTAATTACCTTTTCACAAGTTACAAGACATTTAATAATATCTTCATCTGTATATGATCTATCTTTTATTTTAATGGTCACAATTTTTTCTCCTTTTATGTGTTGTCTCTGACAGTAGGCACAGCCTAAAGTCCAGCACAGCTGTCCTTTAGTCCGTGATTTCTCCGAGTGTGTCCAGCCACATTGCTTCGCCTATCGGCTTGCAATATGTCAGTCCAACTCAGAGTTAATCAGAATGTACTTTAGTTTTAATTTTCAAAGTGTTACCCCATTCCTATATAATGAATTTCGTATTTTCAAAAATTGGCACTTTATAATGCCATATAAAGGATTGTTTATATATCCCGTTTTAAAGTGCCAACTTTTTATAATCACTGGTCAAATACAAATAATTCATCAATATCTGAATTACTTTCCAGAAATTCTTCCATTACAAATGTTCTATCCTTATGACCTATCCTTATTAGTTCATCAGTCAAAATTCTCTGTGCATCTAAATATGTATCTGGTGGGTTCCACATTTTCTTTTTATGTGATTCAATTCTTGGAGTATCACCCCAATATTCTTCAATCAAATTTTTCATCTGCTGTTGATATTCTGCTTTATTTTTTTCATACAGGTCTTTAGCATTTGAATTTAGATAATCGACTACTTTCTTATTTAATAATTCCTTTTGTAGCTTCATTTCCAATTCTGGTAATGCCTCTTTAACTCCATCAAATGTATAAATCACTTTTATCTGCTTAAAGTAGTGATTCCATCCGTACTGCTGATACAATAAATCATTCACTTGTTGATAAAAATCTGCTTGTTGGAATCTGATAAAGACTTGGAACATTTTTTCATATCCCATAATGTTATGTAAGATGTGTCTTTCGACTTCAAGAATTTGCTTTTTCTGAAGATCAGTAGCTTCAAAATACTGTTCTTTACCTCTTTTATCTTTTGTGACAATAACTGTCTGAATTTCATAAGTAATTAGTTTTCTATTTTTCAAACTATTTAATGCAGAAAAAAGAATCTGCTCTAATTTTTTATTACATCTTTGATAAAAGTGTCTAACTTCCCATGAGGTAATTCTATAATCGAGATTTTTTAATTTATTTTCTGGTGTTCTTCCATATTTATGACTTGCCATGCCTAACATTTCCCACCAATTGCGTTTCGTAAATGTTCTTGTATAGCCTTCCTGTTTTGATAGGTACTGTAATAAAATCACTTCTATACACTGCACATAAATTGAATTATTACCCAGTTTGCGCTTATCTTCTTTCGTTAATGGAGTATCGTATATATCTGAAATAATAAATTTCTGTCCTGACTTTTCCCATTCAAAGTAACGTGCAAAATCTTCTAGTTGATATTTCTTTGATTTACCGCTTTTAACTTCCTGCCCTAGCAATTCACATAGCATTTTATAGTTTTTAACAGTCATACCAATTTCAAGTTTTGATATATCAATACCACCTACAACATTTTGCGGTAGTAATAAGCTATCATCCTCTTCAAATCCTTTTATAAAATCCTTTTTCAATTCTTCAAGAGATTTAACCCATACATTTTTTAGCTGTTCTTTATTCTGAATCTTTTTATTTTGGCTCAAAACATCGGCAATATTTATAGCAATAATCTTATCCAGCAAGGGATCTATGTCACACGCATACTGTTTTAAGACGCTTTCTTCTATATCCATATCCTTATATTTATCAGCATTCATGATAATTTCTTTTGCATATGTGACTACTCTATTTGTATCTTCCTTCACTTCGTCAAGTGTTGGTAATTTTGTTATTCTTTCTGCTTCATCTGGTATAACAGATATATACTCTCTCCCATTTGAGACATAAAAGAATCTCTCCAATACCTTTGCTGTCTGATTTTTGTTACATGGATTCAGATAATTCATATAGTCTGTTCTTTCTTCTGTAATAATAACTCATTCCTCCAATCTTACTGTATAATTTCTTTACCTTTAACTAAATTTTCCCATACTCTATCTACAACTGACAGTACTTTATCGGAATATAAAGCAAGCTCAAAATCCGCTGAGTGTGCATAGCAGCCTAACAATTCAATATATTTATCATTTTCATAACCAGCAATCATATAAAACCCTGGCTCCCATTGTTCCGTTTTTCCTATGCCATATAAGCATTCTTTTACTGTTTGCTTATTAAAATCATCGTTGCTTGTATAAACTTTTACCATTCCTTCATTAACAAAATCTGGTTTCAATACATGAAATTTCATACTGTTAATCCTCCATATTCAAAATAAATTTTTTCAGACCATCAACACCAATATCATTAAAAGCAATCTCCAATAAATCATTCTCTGTCAGTTCGCCATCTCCTACCAAATCCTGTAAGATAAACTCTCCATCGTCCACTTCTTTTTCAAGTACATCTGCATTCAGTTCTTCATACTTTTTATAATATGTCTCCGAAAAAGCAATTCTGATTCTCTCTGACATTGACATATCGTATTTGTGAATCTGTAGTTCATCCAAAATATTTTCTACGTTATATCCCACAAAAGCGTATAATTCACTTTCGGAATTAAATACCTCTGCTTTGATAAAGTCGATATTTTCATTTATAACTGCTTTATATTCCTTCAAAGTATCAAACACAACATCCTTGCACCACTCGGCATACTGTGGATATTTCAGAATGCTCTTATATTTATTGAGCTTGTCTTTCCATAGCTGTTCCTTCTGCTTTTCTTCATTGATTCTGTCGTTCAGCCATTTTTCTACTTCATCCAATGTCATATAAACTGGCTGTTTCTTATCATCTAATGGCGATACTACCTTGTCTGTATATGTGCATTTAACAAAGAATCTTTCGTTTGCACCTTTTAATTTATAGCCATGCTTACCTAACTTTTGTCTTAATATAATTTCTCTCTGTTCCATATAAATGTACCTCTAAAAGTTTTTCTTCCGTGAACCTCTTTTTTATCTGACATGCAACTTCTTTTCTCTTTGGGGAATTCTTTTCATATATTCAATTAATTTTGAACCTTTAAATACATTGATCAAATGTTGAGTAATTTCATCATATATCTCTTTTTTCACACTATTTTCCTCTGAAAAATTCATTGTAATACGAAATGTCCTTTGACTTAAAAATTAAAACTCTAATTATAGTTCTATCAATACTTATTTCCAAATCATCATTTTCCCATATCGAAGTTCTTCTATTTTTTAAAGTGTTTTTTAAATTTAAATTTTTAATAATAGAAGATATACGACTGAAATTTTTCCTTTTGTCTAAAACTATATAATTATTCATAATAGTATTATCACTGCTTTCAATTTAATGTAGGCACACCACCATAAAGGTAATGTGCCTGTCTATCCGTCCAATATGTATAACCATTATCTTCAATGGTATTGTAATTCCGTTCAAATTATGTAATCAGTATCTTCACTGATATATGTTTTAATAAAAGGGGAAATGTAAATCCGTTCTGAACTGTAACTATTCGCTTCAATAGTCGGTTGCTTCGTCTCACTGCAACAATATCTCTGTTACCTTTTCTACTCTTTGTCAGAAGTTTTCGGCAACCAATTCATATATGCGACAAATAGAATGGCATTATCCACATGATTAGCAGAGGCAATATTATAAAAATCATTACGCATTAATGCCCATCCCTCATCTAATGGCATATTATGAGCAATTATGAAATTGTTCAAAATTTCACACTGCTTGTCCCATTCTGTTTGTGACAAACTGTTAAGTTCTTTATAGATTATCTCATCAGTTGCTTTACCTCCTGTAATTGCTCTTGCAAGTTTACATTGTCTGTTACTAGGTCTTTCCATTTTGTTTGTCCTCCAAATTTTTATAGGTGAGAATCAGCCTTTCGCCGATCCTCTATGTTAATGTTTTGATGGGATAGGAACTTACCCTATCAGGACTTCCATCTATTATTAATATTCTCCGTTAAGAAAATACTTTTTGCATTTTTAACAACCGCATGGATATTTCAAGCTATCATCCAATAAATCTTTATTGTCATTTGCCACTAACTCTGCGACTCGACATTTGATTGCCTTCTGCAATTCGTAGATCTGCTCATGTGGTCTTTTTTAATGCAAGTGTTACATTTGCCGCCTGCCCCTTGTCCGTTCTACCATCTTTTATCCCAAATTCAACAATGTCATTCTGTTTCAATTTACTTCCATCCATGATACTGGTACGATGTATGAACACATCATTTCCATTTTCATCCGTGATGAATCCCCAACCTTTACTGTTGTCAAAGAATTTTATTGTTCCTCTCATCTTAACTGCCTCACTTTCGTCCATTATTCATCTTTTTTATCACTCGCATTGTAGAATCATCAACGTTATCTCTACAGAATATAAATGCATTGCCACCTCTGGCTTTAATTAAAGCATCTGTTTTATTTTCAGCTTCTATCTCAAATGTATATTCTCCACCAAAATACTTTTTTACTCCAATTAAATATGTGTTCATAACACCCTCCGTTCTTTATATATAACGTAGGAATGAGAAAGTATCTCGTAATTTCCTTTATCAATCAAACCGACTGACCTATATATACATTCTCTCTTTATGCTGACAATCTTTCATTGAGATCTTCATACAACTCTTTTGTGGCAGTTTCCATATCCACACCATCACTAAGCTGCAAAGTTACATCTATATCGTCATAGCAGTAACAACTTGCTTTCCCGATGGCAATATGCAGTTTATTTTCTGCAATTTTTTCATACGAAAAATCAATCGTATCTGCAAATATGCCAGAATTTACATAAAACTCCAAATCTTCCGTGAATTTTTCAACTGATATTGGTTCTTTCATACCTTCATCATGGTTCACTACTGCACTTGTGACTGATACAAGATTATCTGTGATAGCTTTTAATAATCTGTTTGCATTTGTTCTTCTTCTACTTCTCATATATAGTATTCTCCCTTCTACTTCACATCCCAATAGATATTGCACTGACCATCAACAACATCTTCTCCGTGTGATCCGTCTTTGTCTGGAATGATTTTATACAGCGTGTACACTACTGTTTCTGAAAATAAATTTCCTTCCTTATCTTCATCTAACGGCTTATAACTCCATGTTCTAATGTCATATTCCTTACCATCAATCAAAAGGAAAATTCGCTTGTTAGGTTCAATATCTGTAATAACAACTTCGGAACAAACTATGTTTGCTTCATGGATAACACTTCTTACAAAGCCTTCAATCCATTGGGTATATGCTTCATCTTTGACATTGTTTGTTACCTTGTACTGTTTGTAGAATGAAAAAATCATATTCTCTTTCTTCCAATCAATAAAATCACATTTAATATGTTCATCATCTACTCTTACAACCTCAATTCCCCACTGGAAAATATGAGTATTTTTATTTACAGCAGTAATCATTACACTGTCAAATTTTCCCTCTTCTGAAAAATAATCCTCTACCATAGGAACAATGGTCTGTGTAAATTCCTGTCTGTTTGGTGCTTTCATATATTCATCTAAATCGGTGATCTTGAAAATATTATCAAACAGAATACTTCCATCATGATCGCCTATATAATACAGTTCATCACTTGTAATTGTTTCTTCTCCATACTTCGCTTCTGCAATAAAATAAATCTTTCCCATATAAAAATTCCTCCGTTTAATATCCTTCTTGAATTGGATTCACCATACATTTATTTGCTAACTTATCAATCAGACTATCAAAGCAACTACAACAAATATCTAAATCAATGGTATCTCCATCGTGCCGACTTCCATAGCCAATCTTTGTATGAAGTCCAATATGTTCCTGTTCGTCTAAATCTGTAAATGGTTGTCCACACACATTACAGATTGTTTTTCCTTTTGCCATCGGTAATGCTTCCTTTCTTTAGTGTAGATAGGCTGGATTATCCAACCTACCTACTATATTGTTCTCTCTTTTTACTTGCTGTTTTCCTTTGATACAAGGATAGAAATTTCTAAGAATGGCTGACCGTAAGGACGAATCAGAATTGTATCTGTAACGCTACCTTCCTTGATGTAGATTTCATTGCAGCTATCATCCATAAGTGGAAATGTCATTGTGTCGATCTGCATTTCAAACGCTTCTTCTGTCTCTGTTAAAGTACAATTTCTAACACTATTCATTTTGATTTCAAGACCAAACGAATCATGGATAATTGCCATCATCACTTTATGATCTTCCTCATTCAGATAATCCATGAGTGAAAAGACATCGGATTCATAATAACCTTCGGACACTTCCCTTTTCTCATTAGTATCTACATGATAGATAACAACTGCCAGCTTGCTACCATCTTTTAAATCTGCCTCAATTAAAAATGTGTCCATGCCGTCAAGCATTCTTCCTGTCACAGAAGCAATTTTACTTTCTTCTACAGAATAGTGTGTAGAGGTGCATTTTTCTCTAAATTCAAAGAAACCAGGATATGCTTCAACCTCGTTAATATCCATAGAAATAACATCTTTTCCATCCCTCTGTAATGTCACCTGTGAATACTCATAGATGTTTACCAGTTCAAAATAATCCTGTGCTTTTGCATCCTTATTGTTTAATACTGCTTCAATTCTTGTTCTCATAAGTTTTTACCTTCCTTTTCTCAATGTAGGTGAGTAGGATTTTGAACCTACCCACCATGATTTTTATGTTTACTTACTAATTCTCTTTGCTCTTAACTTTTCTAATGCTGTTAATCCCTTCGGCTTATTTGCTGTAGATACTGTCTGCTCTACTGTCGGTGTAGCGAAAATATTAATATTCTTTCCAGTTCTAACCTCTGTTGTAGCCTTTCGGGAATTTTTGATAATGTCCGCTTCTTTCTGAATGCTCTCTGTCATTGCGTCAACTCTGCTATATGGCATTGTCAGACCGCTAAGGATAATCACGTTTTCCTCTGATTCTGACAGATAGCCGTGAAACTCGGTTGGTGCAATTCCGATCTCTTTTCTAAGATCAGTCATATCAATTTTGCTTTCCTTTGCAGATACCGCTTCGGAGATGCCAATTGTTGTAATGGTCTTATCTTCCCTCTTTGCAAAGATATTACTGTCACGATTCAGTACATCAATAATATTCGCTGTCGTTCCGTTGTTCTTATTGGCTCTTGTGATAATGGAGAATGATGGAGTTAAAAGACACGCTTCAATCTCAGCTAAATCCATGTTTCCATCCTGCGATTTATTATTGATGCAAAGAACGCTTGCAAATAATGAAGCAAATGTGCTGTTAATCTTCATCTTTTCGGTTGCGTTATTGTCTAGGATGTAGATACTTCCCATTCGTGGCTTCAGTTCCTCGATCTCATAAAATGTCTGTCTTGCATTGTCTCTTATCTTTAAAGATTCATTATCAGCCGGAAGTACCACGATCATTCCCACCTTGTAACCTTCATCAAGAAGAATTTCTGCAAGCTGTGGTGCAATAGCTGATCCAGTGCCTCCACCTAATGATGTAGCAATGAATACAATCGAATCTTCTATAATATAGCTGTGAAGTTCGTCCAGAATCGTATCAATGCTTTCTGCTAAGTCCTGTACACCGTTCTCCCGGTTACAAGCTGCTCCCTTTGAATTATTCATATGAATCTTGTGGGATAACTTGACGGATGCCAAATCCTCTGTACTGGTGTTGATGCCTACAAATGATGTATTGGTTTTATTACCGCCTAAATCATTCACACTTTCTTCAATCCTTGCCGTGATCGAACCGCCAGCCTGTCCACATCCGATAACTGTGATCTTCAATCTCTCGTTGATGTTTTTATTCATTCTCTGTGTCTCCTTCCACTTCTTTCATCCACTCAATACCTTCAGAAGTCAAATAGAAAGTATTGGAGTTACTTTTTCTCAGTCCTTCTTTTACATAGCCTTGGGTTACCAATGCTCTAATCTTGTTGTAAACTGTCCTCTCACACCACTTTTCACCATCAGCAATCAACGCTTCTTCAATGTCTTTCTGTGTTAAAGCGTATAATTTGCTCTGCGCCTTGTTCGTGTAGAGGATGTTCAATATAGAATACATAATTCTCAAATTGATTCCTCCTATCATGTGTCTCTACTTACTAATGCACCTTTTACAAGTGAAATTCCCCTGTGATACAGAATTTTTTTATTAAGTTGTCAAGGTACCGTGTTTCTTCTATATAAATGTGTTTTGGAAATAAGCAATTAGCAGACCGCTAACGCTTGACTAAAAGAATGTTCCATGATAATATTTTAGATACCAATATATGTGTTAAGTTTACCAGGCTTACACAATTACCATGAGCCTTTAGCATTGGATGTTACCAGCATCCAGATTGTTGCTATTGGCTTTTTCTTTTTATGTACCAATCACTTTTATAATTGCATTTGAAATACTTTGTAATGTGTCTCGAAAACCTTTGTATCTCTCTTGCATGGTCTTACTATAACACTGTATGTACATATTGTCAATCATTTTTACATAAATATGTACATATTTCATTTTTATATGTGTTTATAGGCTTATTCTTTACATATCTACTATTCCGCATTATAATATGTACATATCGCTCAAGGAGGTAATTCTAATGTTTCCTGAAAAAATAAAAATAACAGATGAACTTATACAGTTAATTATAGATACAAGAAAAGAACATAATTTGACAGCATACCAATTATCAGAGAAAATCGGCAAAAACAAATCATGGCTGCCAAACATAGAAAATAGACGGACAAAAAATATTTCACGAGACGATCTTATATTGCTATTTAAGGATTTTGCAAAAGATAAAAATATGGATGCAGAGGAATTTGTTATCAAATATTTATCTCCAACCGCAACAGTAGAATTAAATGATAATGTTTCAGTACCTAATCATTACCTACAAAATTCTATGGGTATTTATTCCCCAGATCATGATATGTTGCATATATCTGATGAAGAACGTATCAAAAGAATGGAATACTACATACAAGATAAACCATATGAAGTTGATTTAATGCGTCTAAAAAAGAATTTAAAGGATTTATCAGATACGATCATTGATGAATTTAGTTACTGTGAAACACCAGACGATAGAAGAAATATGATCAATTTGGTTAAAACAATGCGAGTAAACTTTCAAGGAGAATTTGCATATACTCAAAAATTATACCAGTTCCCTTTATTCCACGGTGATGCCGAAACATGTTTTGGAAAAACTGTTGGAGAAGATTATTTACAGAAAACCAATAGTAATATTGAAAGTTTTTCTGTAAAACAAAAATTGCTATATTCGTATGCAGACATATGTAGCGACGTAAACTTTGAAGAAGGCAACTATAATCTATTTGTTGATTTAATGTTCATAAATGAGAAAACCGACATTGAAAAGTTAGATGATATTCTTTTCGGATTTGAAAGTTTCATATATGAATTACATGAATATCTTTTAGCTGCCAAAAATGAAGCACTAATAAATCATCATCCATGCAAAATTAACTTCATAAGGTTATTTGAGCACATTATTAAATCCTTAAATGATTTTATTAGTAATGTAAAATTAGATTACCATTTTGAATATACAATGCCGACACAGGATACCGATGTAGATGAATTGATTAAAAAATGTTTGGAATTAAATACTATTACTTATGGAATAAAACAAGCTATACGAAACAAAAAACAGTAAAATTCCACATGAAATTGTTCTTTCATTTTAGGTATTAAAAAGTACAATATATAGTGTTTTATCAATATACACTATATATTGTATATTTATTGATAAGCATATCAAAAACAGGTAGAATCTGCGGAGATATGCTTATTTTTGTGCATTAGAAAAAGCCATAGCGTGAACTATGACCTTTTCCGTTTCAATCAATCAACATATTTAGAAAGTTTTCCTAAATACCAATATATTATACTATCAATCTAGCTCGTTTTCCATATGTAAATTTCAGAAGTATTTAAAACTGTTTGTTTCCATAGCTTAATGTTCCTTTCTTCTAAAAATATAACCTTGTGCAGCAGTGAAAAACACTTCTTCTAATTTTTCCAACTACTCCGATGTGAGATCGTCTTTTAAACTCTCTTTACAGTCTTTCCACGCTTCTGCCTTTATTCTGTTACTTTCAATAATATCTTGCATTGTTATAGCAATGCTTCATTACCTCTTCACTTATATAATGCACATTTTAGATTACGTTTTCCCCTGTGGTGGAGAATTTTTTTTAATTTTTTCTTCAATGATACTTTTACCTATTATGAAAAACCAATATATTGCTAATGGTATGAGAATCAAAAGGATTTTCATTGTTACATTTTCCACAATCATAGATGCGACCAAACCACACGCCCACAAGACTGCTCCTATATAGAATCCATATGTAAAAAATTTCAATTTTCTCTTCATTCTAATATCTCTCGTTCTTCCTAATTTTCTCTAGCTTTTCCTTCTTCCGATTTTTATATCTTACCTTTGCTCTTGGTTTATATTTGTTACAATGCTGGCAGTAATGAGCGTGATCCGCTTTTCTACCTTTGGTACAAAGTCCTGCACATACATAGTATAAACAAGGTGTCTGTCTATCTGTTGCCATTAGTTGTGACCTCCTTATCTTCAATTTTAAAACTAATCGGCTATTCTATTAGGCATATTCTCCCATAAATAGTATTCTACTAACTTTACAGCTTCTCCACATTCCATCATTTTATCTGTAGCAGTTTCCCAATACCCCCGTTCATTCCAATAATTAGGTTTTTTATAAATATTATTATCAACCATATAGCTATATAATTTCTGGTGTAAATCATATAATATTGGATCAACACAAACTTCTGCATCATAAGACAACAATTCCCTCATTGTCCTATGTAAAATACTTTCCCCCTTTGCAACTTCCTTATTCCAGGAATCAGCTAACTTTTTTATACCTTCTTCAAGATTTTCATATATCTCGCCATTATCACTTTTGTCAAAGAATGAGGTTTCATGTACAAACATTTTTTTTACAGAAAGACCACATTTTTTACACATTGCCTTTCCTGTTAAAGAGTTAATAAAACTCGAAAAGATTATCTTTGGTTTATATCCACAAGAACATGTATCAAATTTGCAGATACTATTTGCAGATACTGTAAAATCCAATGGAAGTTGTATAAACTTGTCATCTTCAAAATATTTCTTATTATCCATTGCAATCAGTATTATATTTGCGATGACAAAATAATCATAAAAAGGAGTATTTTTTGATATTGACCTGCCATTAGGATTTAAATAATTTTTTACCAGCATATGTATTGCATCTATATTTTCATTGCCTTTAATATAGTCAACATTTGCTGTAATCAATAAAAGTGCTGTATCACATGGTAACTCTATTTTATTTTCCTCCCTTTTTAGTTGATCTACCATATTACAAAAATTGTGAAAACATTTGTCTGAATATAATTTTGTAAATAATTCCTTATAATCCATCTTCAATACCGCCCTTTCATCACAAATATACTTTCGTATATACTCTCATAATCTTTCGTTGTCCTTCTGCGTAGGTTTTACAGTTCTGAATTATTTCTTGAACATCATTCCTCTGCAAAAGACCAAAATCATCCGCTAGTGTTTCTAAATCCTTCTTCTCCCATTTATTCATAAACTTCTTAACAGATACTTTTGAACTACATTGCGCTACCCTTTTCCGCATTGTTGGGTTGCTCCTTTCTTGTGGTGAGTATTGATTGGTTTGTTAGTTTGTTGTAATAATACTTGTTACATACAAAAATCATTTTCCATATACGATAAACAATTTTCTAGCTTAATTCCTTGTTTATGCCCTATATAGTAGGGTTTTTCAATGTCATAAGTTGATTCACTTATTAGTGTACGCATTTTCAATATTACTCACTATATAGGAATGATTCTCGATATAATTTAATCCCTACTAATTTGGTGTGTTATCGCAATTACTAAACATTTTTGCTTAGTAAATCAAGTGTTTTCGTTTTACTCGATATAGTGTACGATAACGCATTTATTCATCTTTCCTTATTTCTGCATTGTATTCAGATTCGATATCATCCATAATGTCATGCAGATTTTCAATTTCCCCTTTTAACCAGTACAGATGATCGTTTGCAAGAATCGGTTTTCCTAACTGGTACTGTCGCTCAATCTTATCCATCATGTACTGCATACCCATCTGAAAACCTGCATTAAAAATCTGCTGTCTATCGTCTGTTTTCTGCTCCTGTGATCTGTTCTTATCCATTCCCTTTGATTCCTTTAATAACTCTAATAATGTCTTATCCATTCTCTTTTACCTCCGTTATGTGTAAATTATCAGCAATACCGCAATTATGCTTCCTATAACAATTTGCAGTATAGTTTGCTTTGTTATTGGTTTCGGTTCTTTTCTCACCTAACCTCTCCTTCCTTTTGTGTCCTACATATATACAATGCACATTTTGAAAATGATTTTCCCCACCTTACCAAAAAATTTATAATAATTCGCTCTTTTTCTTGATTTGCTCTAAGTTAGGGTTCAAATACTTCAATGTGGTTTTTATACTTGTATGTCCAGCTTGATTTGATACCTCATTGATGCTATATGCTCCACTCTCCAATGCGTTATAACAAAAGAAGTGTCTAAGCATATGCGGATGGATATGGTAGCAATCAACACTAAATTCATCAAATACTTTATTTATGGTGGACGGATTCAAAATCTTCCCTTTGCTGTTATGGAATAAATAATCTGATTCCACATTATCTGATCTCTGGTATTCCCTTATTGCCGAGATAACCTTAGAATTGATAATAACAGTTCTTTGTTTTTCGCCTTTTCCGTCTGCTACTCTAATCTGACTCGCAGCAGTGTTTACATCTACCTTTTTCAAATGCAATACTTCTGATATTCGTAAACCGGCATAAGCCATAATGGTGACTATTGCATAATTCCGTTTTGCGGAACATCCTTCAGATTGCAACACTCTTTGTCTAAACTCTTCAACTTCCTTTTTTGTGATATTGGTAGGACTGATTATTTCCGCTTGTACCTTTATCAAGTCTGCTTTGCTTATTACAATGTTATCTGGTTGCATCAGCTCATTATATTTAATAAGTGCAGATAACTTTGCATTGATGGACTTTGCATTTAGATTCTGTCCTGTCCTCTTACAGATTTTCACATTCTTCAAATAGCTTTTATATTCCAGAATATTTTCCCTATACAGCTTCTTAAATTCTACATCCCCGAAGCTGTCATTAAACCATCTGAAAAATTCCTTTACCGATGCAACATATATCTTGATTGTCTTTTCGGATTTTCCCTCTAAGTGCATCTTGTTTTTAAAATCTCTTATCAATTCATCCATAAACACACACCTCCCAGAAATTTTATTGAATTATTATTTTGCATATTTTCAGAAATTTTATTGAAATTTCTTTTTGCTTCCTACTTACTAATACACATTTTTTCAGTAATATTCCCCTTATATTGAAAAAATAATTGAGGTCATTTTTGCCTTATTCCTTGTATATATTCCGTATCTCCGTTATACTATATAAGGAAGGAGTTGGTTTACATTTACATTGAGATTCAGAAGCCGAACCGCTTCAAAGATATGCTACATAAGATTCAGTCTAAACTGGAAGATATATTGTTTTCCATTCTACAACACACACCAGATAAATTCATTCCAAAATCCCTTATGCGTTGGTTTGAGAAATACATCAACAAACGACTTGCACAACTGAAAAGTGATGTGATCCGCAAACGCTGGCAGACAATCGAACTTGAAAAGGCTGTTGATAATATTCACCAGAGGCAGCAACCATAAAAATAAGAGGTCTTTCTTCTATATATAATATAGTAGATTTACCTCTTTTTGGTTTGAACATCCGTTCCCTTTATGCTATACTGTTATTGTGTAATTGAAACGAAAGCAGGATGTGATTTTCCGATTATTAGATGCCCTCTAGTTTACAAAGGAGGGTGATGCCCTATGAACACGCTTGAAGTTTTAACTTTAGTGCTAGTAATTTTTGCGGCTCTGTCTTACATAGACAATCATAATAATAAAAAGAAATAGCATCCCACACCGTCCAAAGTTTAGGATGCTATTCTTATAAACATTTTAACACTGAGGGCAAATCGGAGTCATATCCGATTCACTTTCTAAGTAAATTATACACTAGGGCATTTGAGAAATCAAGTGCCCCTTTTTAATTATCCTGTGATTCTGCTTGCTTCTTTGCGTTCCTTGCCTTTGTTGCTTCTGACTTCTTCTGTGCAGCCTTTTTCTCTTCTTCTGTCATATTTCGTTTTGATTTTCCTTTTTCATCTTCTGGATAATCAATAATATGTTCCTGTTTTTCTAACAGAAATTGAACAAATGGCTTTACATATGATGTAGTAGTTTCAATATCTTCATCTGATATTTCATTGTCTTTCATATATTCTTTATAGTCATTTATAATAGAATCTATGTCTTTATCTCTCAAAATCAGATTCATTTCCAGAGCATCCGCAATTTCCACTAATTCAAGAGAAGAAAATTTGTCTCTGCTCATTTTATTGCTCAAATTCTGCCTAGTGACATTTATTTCCTCTGCAAGTTCTATCTGCGATTTTCCCTTTGCTTCTAATATATCCTTAATTACTGTCGTTGCTGACATATCAATCAAACCTTTCATTTTATGTTTACTTCCAATTATACTTGATTTCCCCTATTTTTTCAAGGTCAGCAAAATTCACTTGATGCACGATTGCAACAATCTATGTACAATTTTCCATTTTAACGAATGTGTTGTTTTCTTTTCTGTTTGATACATAAAAATTTCTGTTACCTTTTGGAACAAATCTACTGGTAATATTGAGCCTTTCATTTGATTGCACTGATAGCAACAAATCTGTAAATTTTCAACTTCATCCTCTCCATTTTGATTCAGTGGAATTATATGATCTAATGTAATCTCCGAAAAAAGTAGCTGTTTCCCACATATTGCACATTTTCCTTTTACGTTATCATACAAAAGTTTTCGTACATCCTGTGAATAGTGTTTTCTATTGTTTTTCTTCTTAACATATGTATCTTCTGTATCAAATAAATAATATCCCTTGCATTGTGCTGGTTTACCTAATATTTTTCGCATTGCCTTGTTTACATTATAAAATTGAGTTGCCTCGTTTATATCCTTTGTCTTTTTTACTTTTCCATTCTTTGTATTTTGTATATAATACTCTCCATTTGTGATTACTATAGCCATAATATCAACCTCTTTTCCATTAAGGACAGCCATATTTCAGACTGTCCTTTCATCCTTTACAGTTCCCTTTTATCTTTCATCTGGGAAACAAACTGTTGTCGCATTGTCTCCTGGTGTTTCGGAGATTCGATTTGTAATAATCCAAATTCTGCCTTTTGAGGTATTGTAAGCACCCATAAGATACAAATCATCTAGATAATTCAAAGCATCCTCATTTGTCTGTTTATCTTCTGCGTCCATATCTCCCCAGTCTTTAACTGCAAATCTCTGTAATGCAACTGTGACCTCAACCGCAAATTTCTGCTCCGCTGCCATAAGATCATTGATTGATCTTGTAGTTACTACCTGTCCCATATTGAAAAATTTTGATGTAATCATTTTGCTTTCAGTCCTTTCCTTATTCGTTCAATGTCTTTACTGCCTCTATCATTTTCGCATTGTATTCATCATAGATTAAAAAGCTAACAATTCTCTTGCCTATACAAATTAAAGCCTCGTGGTTTTTATATACCTCTTCCTTTTTTCCTTGATTGACTTTTCTCATGTTTGAAAAAATACTATTGTCAAACATTTTCTGCTTATATTTTTCAATGGACTTTTCTTTATTAAAATAGACATAATTTTTATACATTCCTTATCACCCATATCCTTATATCAAGCCAACCATGCAAGCCATTTTATACAATTGGTTCTTTGCAAGTTTCCTCGTCTGCTCCGCTTTCTCTCTTGCCTTGCGTTCCATCCTATCCATAAAAGCAAGGTTATTATCCATTTCCATATATTCCATCATTTGCGTTGGTGTAAGTGCCTCATATGGAGTTTTTAAGCTTCTATCTATAATCTGGTTTCCGTCTGCTGTTGTGATGATTCTAAAATTAAACATATTGTTTTCCATCCTTTCTATGCTTCCATTACCTCTGTAACAATTCGCTTTACCTTGTCAAACTGTTTATATACTCGTTTCTGTTTGATTCCGTGATTATCCGCTATTTCCTTTAGTGAATAACCTTCCACCTTGTCAGAAAATATTTTCTTTTGTTCTTCTGTCAATCCGTTTTCAATCTGCTTTACCATTGCCCTATATTCCAGATTAGAGACTGTTTCCATTGTGGAATGATTAGAAATATTCATATCCATTGAATCTAAACTAATATCTGATCCGGCTTCTGTACTTCTCTTTTGTGCTTTCTGTTTTCTAAAGTGAACAAATACCGCCTGTTTCATATACATATAGGAAACCGCTTCAAAACTGCATTTCGCTTGTAATTGCGGATCATTCAAATACTTTTCTACTGATAACAGGAAATTAAACACAACAATATCAAAAAATTCTTCTGCATCTAGTTTTGACTTCTTCAGAAAGTCCATGATTAGATGGTAATTCTCTTCTGAAAACTTGCGTTCTTCCCTTGTCAATGGTCTTAATTGCTTTTTATTTTCCATGCGATAACCTTCTTTCTATTGGTGGCAAGTGTGCCATTTCTGACACACCGCCCAACTCCAATTTACATATCAAGTAAATCTCTCCATTTGTTGTATTCATCAATGTTTCCAAAATACTTTGTATCATTGAACAATCTTGCCATAGCACAATTTCCTGTTCTTCTAAGTGTTAAAAGTCTAATAAGCTCTTTTATCTCTGCAAGTGTCCACTCTCTATACTCGTCTAATTCAATCCTAGCCTGTCTTGCAATCTCTGTATCTGTATAACCCTGTATTCTCATAGCAAGAACTATTTCAAGAAGTTCAGGCTCTGCATATCTGCCAACATTTGCAAACAAGTCACGCAAAAACTCTTTTTCAATTACATATGCTTCAACATTTTTTGTTTTATCAATCCAATATGCATCTAACGGATGTCCTGAAAAAGGATTATCGCCCTCTAATTCATAATCAAGACTAACAAAACCGCCCTCTGGCATACGCTTTTGTGTGTGATCTGCTCTATGCTTGTCATAAACCGCACGAGAAAGAACTTTTTCAGCAACCGCATAAAATGGATAGATATGTAGCTCTTCTCTACTGCAATACTTCTTTACTGCGTTAAGATAAGGGATGACCAATTCGTCATACCAATCTTCTACTGGTAAATGATTCCATCTCATAAACTGATATAAATAGTCGTGATGTTCTTCTGCAAACACTCTTTCTTCTGCTGTCAAAGGTCTGTCGGTGTAATCTGCTTTCTGTCCTCTTTTCCATGTTTTTTCTGTCATAATGCTACCTCCTAAAATATGTATTTTGATTGATTGATTTTGTACGACTACTATTGAGCCGATAGGCAAGCGGAGGACTGAACCTCCCACGGCTGAACTGTCACCGCCTTAATTGATTAGAAATTATATTCCGGGTAAACATCCTCGATATTGAAATCATTTTCAAACCGACAGTGATTAGATACTTCTGGAATATCAATAATAATGTGGTCTGTATGGGTTTCTGTAACTGTACCTTTGTAAAATGTTCCGTCCATATTGCAACGGACTTTCTGACCTACTGAAAACAAATGTGTTAAATTACTCATATATAAATCACTCCTATTCTTTAGGGTGTCGGGTGGATTGCTCCACCCTCTGCCCTGCTGATTGCTTGTTATTAGTTGATTCTTAAAGACTGATACCTGCTAACTTTGCTAACCTTTGCATAATCATCTTTACTAAGTAACTTCTTTACTTCATCTTTGTTGACTGTTTCACGCTCAACACTTGAAAGTGTAGCTTTGAAAATGTTACCGATAAATCTACGAATTGGCTTACCTTTGTTATCAACTGCTTCACATTCTTCTGTTTCATTAAGAAACTCCATAACCTTTGAATTTAAAGTTGTGATGTTGTCCTCTGCTTCTTCCTTGATTCTTTTCCACTCTTGAATCTGCTCCATTGCTTCATTCATTTCTTTAACTGTCATACACATAATGACTACCTCCTTAAATATGTTTGATTGATTTTGTGTAGGTCTGTTTTGTTTGACCTTGTAACTGTATTGTACACTTGTTAGTGTGCAAAGTCTATTGACAGAATATACAAAATGTACACTTGTTAGTGTCGTTTTTATTGTATAAGTTCACTACTTAGTGTACATATTGCACAAGATCATTGTACACTCTTTAGTGAATTTGTATATTGATATTGTACACTTGTTAGTGTATTATAATGGTATCAAATCAATCAACATATATTTTTAAAGGAGGTTTTTCTATATGAGATATTTTAAGAATGTAGAAACACTGGAAGAATTAAGAAAACAGTACAAAGAGCTATTAAAGAAGTATCATCCAGATAACCCAAATGGAAGTACGAAGGCAACTCAAGAAGTCAATGCCGAATATGATACATTATTCAAAACATTAAAAGACAGACACGAACACAAGACAGAGCAAGCAAGCGACACCGACAAAAAGAGTTATGATAATATGAAGTATGATTTTTCAGAAGATGAAAAGTTAAGGGAAGTTTTACAAAGTATTATCACATTACAGAATATCAATATTGAAATAGTCGGTTGTTGGATATGGATAGACGGCAACACATACGAACACAAAGACACTTTAAAGGCTTTAGGGTTCAAGTGGGCAAGAGAAAAAAAGAAGTGGTATTTTCATACTGAAGCATTTAGAAAGAGAAGCCACAAAAAATTATCTATGGACGATATAAGAAACTACTATGGAAGTACAGAAGTAAAGACAGAGGAAACAAAGAGACTGAAAGAAGCGTAAAAAAATAAGGGTGTAGCCGTTGAAGTTACACCCTTATTTTTTATACTGTTTTATTGTTATATTTTATTGTATTTAATTCCTACTGGCTTAGTATGATATAGTGTATCGGGGGTAGCATAAACTAAAAAAGGGATCTGTTTTTCTCTACCGCCCTGTAGTTGGTTGTTCTCGACACGGACTTGAAAATTTTACCTCTCCGATATTTTCAATCCTAAAATCTGTCGTTTTGAAATGAACGGAAGTAGGATTTTATAAGACCTCCGTTACGGAAGTCGGTTTTACAACACTTCTATTCCCACCTAAAGGGAAAATTCCCCTAAGTGAAACTGTTCCACTTAGAAGATAAAATTTTTCGCACACTTGTATGCGAAAGATTTTTATTCTTCAAGGTGTGTCCATTTGGACACAAGGCGTTTAAAGTTTTCGCCACTTCTGGCGGTATCTCATGGGGAACGAAATTTAGTTCCCTTCGACTATTGCAAATATGCAACACCTCTAAACCGACACTATCTGTTTCAGGGTAGAGCGCAAAATTGCGCTGTATCACTGTGGACTACCGCTTTTTCGGAATCTGAAATTCCGATTCATTCTTCCCTAGTCCCCACGGAGAACTTACCCCATATCCTTTGAATAAATCAATAGAAATCGCACCAGATCCGCTTCAAAATCCATCATAGGTAAACTGCTTCCCCTACACAATTACAAAGCCGATTTGCCCTAAAAATCACTTATTTTCACAAAGGATAATACCATATAGACGAGAGGGGGTACACTTAAACTATGCTATATTAAGTACCTAACAGCAGCAGACGTACCAATAAAATTACTCTTCCGTTTTCTTAAACGTCCAATATTTATCCTTAATCAAATACTCTCCATCCTCGTAAACAACATTATATCTGGACTTCTTCGTATCACCTTTATATTCATAATAAAAATATCCCTTTTCAGGAACTAACACTATTTTAGATGGATCATCGACTTTATCTCCATTGCTCAAATATGCACTGTCGTTATCAATGGTGAAAACAAAATCATATTCAGAAGCACCCGTTCTCCATATACCATTTATCACTTCTGACATTTCATCTTTACTCTGGAACTTAGCATTTTTATTGGATATTACCATAATCAAAATACATAGAAATAAGATTAAGGTCATCACAAAAAATGATATAATGATTGCCTTTTTATTTTTCATTCTCTGACACCTCCTTTACCATTCACTCCCACAAGAATTACAATGCCATTGCTTCTTAACCTTCTGCGAAAATATACCCCATAATGCTACACTTCCTGCTTTTGTCATAGCAGAAATTTTTTGAATATTTTCACTTTGGCATGTAGAGCATTTCGGTTTACTAACATTTGCTTCTTTGTTGCTTGCAAAATATGTTTCTGCTTGATGATTTAAACTATCTCTTCTAGCTTCCATGATACCAGACAAAAATTCAAAATCCGTCATTTGTCTACCAGTTTGTTTCTCAATTCTTTTTCTATAATCAGAGTATTTTTCTAGTATTTCAGCATCAGATAGCTCACTAATTGATTTTTCTGACACTGTATCTTCTGTTTCAATAATCCCATCTTTTAAATCTTCTCCACAATATATGCATTCATCAAATTCATCGGAGAAATTCATCTTGCACTTGGGACAATATTTACTCATACATTTTCACCTTTTATACATCTTTCAAAGACCATAATATCTTCACACATAGTTGCATTTACACCGGCTATTGCATTTTTACCAATCTCATTTGAATACATAGTAATCAATCTCCATCCTTGCATTGCATGATTACGGATGATTTTTTCTATCTTCTCTTTATCTGTAGATCCATCTGATTTATTAGGGACAACAATATAATCATATTCATAAAATGGATTCCTTTTATATTGTTCCATTCTCTGATTGTATATATTGGCAATCTCATTATTTACAAACTCATACCCAGATGAAAAAGAATAACCACAACCCGAACACACTTCTACATCATAATTCACATTCTTGTTGCATATTGGGCATTTCTTTAATATTGCACCATCTTCACTAACCTCTGGATCTTTTGCTTTTGAAATTTTATTATCTAAATACTTTGTAACCACATTGATTACATCTTTGTTATAACATCCTAAATTAAGCTGCTCAATTATTTCTTCTTTTATTGTAAGCAGTTCTGATTTTGTCGGATGTATTCTCTTCTGGTATAAATCATTAAGCACTGAAGGCATTTTTTCAAAGCAATCAGAGCATATAACCAACTCTTCATTTTCTAATAAAGGAATGCGTACTGTAAGTAATCCAATATTTTTACCACAACACAAACAATTCTTAGCCATATATGCAACTACTCCTTTTTCTCTACAGCAATCCAATTATTCCAAGTATAAAACCACACACAAAAACCAAATTCCCTTTATTGTGTAATTATACCATACATCATACAAAAAAGGTAAAAAAATAAGGCATATCAGATAAACTAATATCCAATATACCCTATGTATCAATCTGTAATCTCAATCTGCCAATTCATCATAGCTTGATAAATTTTGTCTGGTATTTTGTTCTTATGCTGTTCTGCTATATCCTTAATAAAATCTTCCTTATATTCCTTGTATCTTGTAAAAGCTGCTTCTACTGTCTCATACGCTCCCAGCTTTATATTCTTTCCTGCAAATGACATATTCGCAACATATTTCTTCTTCCCCTTATCAAAATATACACCAAGAGGATAATCGCCTCGGTTCTTTTTCCCATTAGTAAATAATGAATTTACCATCTTAGGAACAAAGCAGACTGTCTCAGGACTATAAACTGTATTTCCTTTAATCAAAATGTCCTTGTCTAATTCAAATGCTTCATCAAACATTCGTATCTCGATAATGTGCTGTTCATACCATAGCTTAAAATTACTGTAATTCTTCCATTCCTCACATACAGTACACTCCTTATATTCTGGCTGTAATTCATGTATTGCATTACTGTAGCAACGATTCATTATCCAATGCCATCTCTTATAGGATTCTTCATTGCTGTTGGTATATAATATTCCATGATACCCTACACCATACATAACACGCTTTGCAGTCTGTTTACTCCAATTATCAGGCTTGTATCGAATATCATTCATAACATTTAATATAAACTGCTCCGAATCATCACCTGTTTTCTGGAAGTGATTATTTACAATACGGAATTGTTCTTGATTTAATGGATATAAGTTTCTGTAATAACAATCTTCCTTATCATGTCCACTATGCCAAATATATATATTATTAGCCTTATCTTCATTGACAATAAATGTTTCAACAACCATTTTCGGTGCATATACATAATCACGCTTATATGTCCACTTACCATCAATAAATACATTCTTTTTAAGGCTATATCTCAATTCACCATTGATATATGATCCTTGCAGCAGATTATATTTTCCCAAAGCCATTGTAATGCATTGACCATAGTTTGACATCCATGTATCCTTATAATCCATCAACTTTACAAATATTTCATCTGTTCCCATAAGAGTAACATCAATATCTAATGCAGATACATCAAGTATTCTCTTAGGATTTATCTCTTTGTACTGACGATCAACTAATATTTCCAAGTTATCAGAGAATGTAAATTTCTTCTCATTCTTTTTCTTCTTGTATTCCTTGTCATACTTAGCTTCACATTCTTTACAGCTTCCTCTATAATACGGATTTCCAAACTGTCCTGTTGCTAATCTAAAGTTTTGTATCGGTAATATTCTACCGCATCTCTTACATATTTTATTTTCATCCATTGTCCTTTTTCTCCTTATTCTTCGCATAAAAATAAGACAGCAGAATCAAATTCATACTGTCTTTCAGTCAATCAATATCGAATAGGGGGTAAAAGGGGTGGGTAGTAAACATATATATATCTTAGTTACACCCCTACCCTTTTACCTACCCTTACATCTCATCTTCAATTATTATGTAGGGATAGCCGTCTGATTTTATATCAAATTGTTCCTTTAATACCTTATTAGCTTTGACTTTCTTCAATCCATAACAATCCATAATCTCATTTAAACATCGCTTAATCTGTGTCTCTGTGACTTCGTATCTATACTCATTACCAAGAATATAAACAACCTCTTTCTCGGTACAATATCCTTTTCTTTGAATACAATGCAAAATCACTTCTGAAATCTTCAATGTACATTCATCACTAGCCTTTGTGGTAGTTCTGTTTACAATCTCACCATATTCATTTTTCTTTTTCTTATACTGGGGATATAATGAGGCGGCTACCTCAAAACCTTCAGAACGATAGAACATATCAAACGATACACCGCCAATTCTATAACCTTTATCTTTCCAACGGATTCCGTTATCTTCTATTGTTTTCAACTGTTGTACTACCCATGATGGAATAGCATAGAAATTGACACGATTCTTATTGCCATTCGTATATTTTAATGCGTTTTTCAATAATTCCTTTGGTATCTGGTCATTATCTAATATCCGTATTAAATCGTGATAGATAAGCATTTTCACATACTTATTGATCTTGTCAATCTTCTTCTGGCTATTACCTTTTCCCATGTATTCAGCCAACTTTTTATTGGTAACGTAAAAGATTATTTCTCCATCATCATTAGAAAACTTCTCGCTATAAATATTGTTTCGTGCAATAGACAGCATCATAAGAAATGTGTCCTTTGCATATTTGATATTTTTATCAGCCTGTGGACATAGTTCTTGAAATTTATTCAGAGTGATATTACTTATCATCATGTCTATGTTTTCACGCTGTTCAATGCTCCATTGAGATTCCTTTATAGACAGATTATAAATATCCATTATGAATTGAATAGCTTTATATTCAGATTTGAAATCTCCCAACATTTCAATCAACTGTTTTATGTTAAGAGTAAGATTTTCAGAACAACATCTATACTTTTGAACTCCATTTTTCGTAGTAAAGATGTTTGCAGAAGGGTTATGATCTTCATGCAGAATACAGCAAAAAGACCTCGGATCGTCAATATCTATCAGTTCTGCGATATCCAGTTCCGAATAGATATAATCCCAAAATTCATTTTTTGTATCAAACTCAATCGGTTCATGTGCTAATACTGTACGCAAATATTCAACATCATGTTCCTTGATTGCTTTGACATTTAAGTTTTCATATACGGGTTTTACCTCCGTATCAGCTTTTTCCTTTTTTGCAGCAGGCTTCTTCTTTGATTTTGGCTGTGCATTTGATATATATTGCTCATACTCATCTTTCCAGTATTTATCAATAACTGATTTTGCATTGATTCTACTGTCATAAGATGGATATAATGTCTCATTTCCCTTGCCACCGAAAAACAATCTATCTCTATTGAAACATACCTCATCAATTCCACCCACCGTACCCATAAGTGTAGCTTGTAATTTATCTCTGATACTGCCATCTGTGATAACTGTATCATTGCAGAATATCATGCGGAATTTATGATGTTCTTCCTTGTGTGAAAATGTGGTGTACATAAAACATGGTACAATTCCAAGAGAAATGACCTTGTTATATGCTTCTTCTATGCACATTCCATTATCAAAATCCAAGCCAAATAACTGTTGCTGTGTCCAGTTATCAGCTTTCATACCGCCAACTAAAACTCCTGGCTTAAATGATGCTCCATGACATAAAGCATCTGCCAAATCTTCTATTGCAATTTCTGTCTCAATTAAACTTTTCTGCACCCATCCACATTGCTTTCCTTGTGGTTTCTCATTGAATCGTTTATTGAAATACATACATTTAATCTTATTGTCACTAATCATTTTCCTCCTTTTTGATAAATCAGAGGTCAAGAAATCGGTTCGACATAAATGTCGCACCTTAATAGACTGCTATATGCAGCCGTGTTGTTATTCAATTTCTCATATTGGGAAATGCGCAGAATTGCACGTTAGATATTCTTGATCTCTGATACAGGCTTTCTTTTACTTCCTGCCTGTTGGGAAATATCCATCATATTTTTTGAATCGGTGTATTTCTGCCGATTATTTATCAACTCTAAACTGCACAACCCTTACAATCTGTTTTTTCCCATATGGGTATAAATGTTCAATATTATATACAGAATTTTTGTAATCGCATCTATCAGGGTATAATTCTGTTGCAATCTTTCCAAGTAACATAGCCATTTTATCAAGGTCATTATCATTTTCAAGAGCCACCATAATATTTACTTTGTAAAGAGTTTTTACTTCTCTTCCACTTGTAGTAAGAGTATATATCTCTTCTTCATTAACTTCTACAGATATAAACATATCCATATTTGATACTGACATATCATGTGCAAAGATAAAATTATCTTTTATTACTTTTGTTCCATACCTTTTCAAAATATCATTGGCACCATTCTCACGATAATGTTCTTCAAAATATTCTAACACTTCCTCATTGTTTGAAATCTTGTCAATCAGTTCCTTCTTAATGTTTTCAATGCTTAATTCTTTTGTCATATTATTTAATCTCCTTCCAATCCTATACTTCAAGTTCTACTGTTACTACTGCGTTACATTCAGAAATTTTATTCAATTCCAACTTCTTCACACTTTCAATAACTGGTGCAATTTCCTCAATCTCGTTTACTTTGATATTGATATTTAATTTTGTCATAATCTTAGTTTTCCTTCTATAATGATAACTTAGCCAATGAGTTTTTAATCTTTTTTATTGTCCTATTCATATCAAGACTGCCAAATAATCCGACTTTCAAATCTCCAATATTTTCAGTTCTATTTTCTCCCAGATTATTCAAATCCTTGCTAATGTTCTCTCTTGTAGCCTTTGTGTCAATATTTCTCATTACTTCTTCATTCTCCTTTACTCTCTTTGGACACCATATAGGACTGACTTCTGGTGGACAATATGCACCAAGCAATCCATATACTTGTGATGGTTCGTTTTCTTCGCAACAATAAAAATCATCAAATAAATATTCCATACTTTTACAGCGTTCACATCTACTGCAATCTGGTATATCATTCATGCTTTACGTCCTTTTATATATTTTCTGTATTCTGTTTTCTAATACTATCTTTAAGATTATTACTCGGTGTAATCTTCACAACTTGATATGCCTTATGCTGATACACTTTATCACGCACAATATCATATCTATTTCTAGGCGGTATTGTTACTGGCTCAATCTTCAAAAGATTATTTAGAATAATGGCATTATCATTGTCCATTTCCTCATATACCAACTCATTCAATGCAACAAGCATTGCTTTTATATCCTTTTTGTATAAGCCTGTCTTTTCAGATAGCTTGTCTATTACATCTTTCTTGTATAGAATCATTCTGTTTTCCCTCCTTCCTTATACTCTAACTGTAAATCCTTGACTTCTCAAATAAGCAACTGCATCTCTTAACAATGCTCCATTGTCTACAGTATTTGCCATTGTTGCATCCCATACATGCGGTGTGTTAGATGCTAAATTCTTTCCACCATGTAACCCTTCATTCGCCCATGTTGCGACCTGTTGACCAGTTACACCATAGTAATTACTCATATAGTCCACATCAATATAAACCGATGCTATCGCCTTACCTCTGACAATTCTTGCATTAACCTTAAAACCTGACCTCAAGAAGTCATACTGTCTGCGATAATAAATCGGATCATATGAATCGTAATATCTTTGCAGAAAGAAGTTTAAAGTTTCATATACTCGTTGTGCCATGCCGTCAATCATTTTCTTTAATGTTGGTTGTAATGCAATAGCCAAGTCGTCCATATTATTTATTACCTTTGCCATGCTGTCTGTTCCTTTCTTGTGCATCAATTACAGATATATCCGCTGCGTTATAATCGCTTCTGTCACTTACAAATGGTCTGAAGAATACATAATATCCTCTTTCAATGTATTCTCCTTGTAATTTTGATTTATGGATGAAGTACGAGTTACCATCTTCTCCACGGATAAATCCATAACCTTTTTCTCTAAAATACTTTGTTACTGTTCCAAACATTCAAATACTCTTTGCTAACAAAAAAACTATAAAATTAAAACAAATCACATCCTGATTGTTTAAAGCTTTCTACTTGTTTATTCCATTTTTCTTCATCCATGTTATACATTTTCATAAGACACTTTTTACAATAAAACTTATTGATATTCCTCCCATGATATTTTAAGTTCATACCAATAACATCTTTTGCTTTGATTCGCTTTAACTTGCCAGATTGAGACTTACATCCATTGTCACAATATTTGTTAAAATACTGTGCAGCAACTTTCTCGTCTAAACTGCTATACTTGGCATACTCTTCAATAACTTCTTTTGTTGGTTCATCTCTAAATACGCCACCATTCCAAGCCTGAGTAAGATATTCGTCAATGGTGCAGTTCATAACAATCCATTTTTTATTTGTAATAAAATCTTCTTTTAATAGTTTTCTCCATCTATCGTACATTGTAGGATACCAATATTTATCTAAAATCCATGTAGATTTCGTATAATATGGACACGCAATGGCACATCCAACTCTTGAGTACCCTTTCTTATACTTAGAATTTATCTCAATATTCTTCCAAATCGTATAAAGCCACACATCCATTTCTGTCCACTTTCTAATAGGAAGAATACCTTGCCAACAAGTTTTACCCCATTCCTGCTCATTTATCCATTCATCCTGATAGCCACTACGAGTATTTGACTCTTCGTTTCTCATTCCCATCCACATAAGATACGGATGATTGTGGTCAAGCTGCGATACCATTACTCCTACTTTGTATATACGACAGCAAAATCTTGCGAATCGTGTTGGGAACATATGATTTATTTCTACATCTTGATAAAATCCCAAATTAGGATTCATAATCTCACAATTAGGAAAAGTCTTAACCATTCTGTATGTATCAGCACAATCAAGTGATGTATTATTAAATATTGCTTTGGTTTCTGGATATAGTTTTCTGACCAGATGACAGGTAAGCATTGAATCCTTACCCATAGAAATAGGAATTATTGAAGTATATGTATTAAACTTCTCTGCTTTTCCTTTGATTAGTTCTAATGAATCAGCTTCAAGCTGCGTTAGATGTTCTTTCTGTAATTCGATTAAATCTTGCCAACTTGCTAAATCTACGTCTTCTATATTGTCATAATTTTTTAGCTTTATTACTTCTACAGTTTCTAAATTATCTGAAACTTTTACTCTATAAAATTTGTGTTCATGACCTTGTAAATCAAATCCTTTTATGATTTGTTTATCAAGCCAAAAATAACCTTCTTTAAACTCAGGTAACTTTTCACCTGACGTATCTCTTAAAAACTTTATATACTCATTGTATATTGGATTCAACCGTAATCTTTCCTTTAACTTTTAGATTTTACCAATCTGTTAAAGGAGTTTATCTTTTACTTAGAAACCAATTATCTTAGGTCAAGGTGAAAGATTTTACGTTTTAACCATTATTAAGTTGTCACTATGTTTCGTGGGTAATACACGACATCTCGCTATACAACCCTGTTTACAGGGATTTTGATACGATTGAAAAACATATAATTATTCAAGAGATATATATACTTTACCCATAAACTCAGCTTCAAGAATTTCTACGTTTGATAGCTTTCGTTCAGAGTGTTTTTCATTCATGGATTCTATGTAGTTCATAAATTCATTCTCTACCATATCCCATGCACTTTCTTCTAAAAATAAATACTTTGTAGCAGTTTTAGAATTGCCACGATTAGTATTATAATTATATTTCACCTTCCATATTGAAATAGGAACTTCTTCGCTTATAATCTGTTTTGGATGACAATTTTTGAATTCTTCCATAATACTATCATCATAGTTACAAGTAGATTGCAATTCTGATATTTTCAAATGTCTCATCTCCTTCCATAGTTATTCCAATGAAATGCATATTTCTTATCACGGTCATATAAAGGCTTTCTTACGCTCTCTGTGGCTCATATAAGCACTTTATGACCATTAGTTGGTATTTGTGTGTCTTTCGATTTTAAGGCACTAAAATAAGCCCACATACTCATAATAAATACAAGTATATGGACTTATTTAGATGTCCTAATATTCTATTTTCCATACCGATGCTCTCTGTTCATTTGTCCTAAAAATGGGCTAAAATCCAATGCTGTATCGCTCAAACCCTAGTAAATAAAGCACTTTTAACAAGAAGTTAGTCTCCTGCCGTGGCAAACAAATAATATTTTTATCATGCCTTAAAAACTCCTTGAAAATACTGATTTTCCTTGATTTTACACCACTTTCTACGATTTGCTGTGATAGATTGTTTTCTTCGTTTTCGTCGCATATCATGGCATAAATTCGTATATCTTGTCATCCAAATTTAGTAAAAATCTTAGTAAAACAGCTTAATTTTCTCATTTTACTAAAGACTTTTTCCACTTAGGTTATCTTTTAGTTGTATCAATTTTCTTAATCTTTTAAGCCATCTTAGCATATTTGCCAAGTTCTTCCTTGGCATCCTCTGCTCCCAGATGCGTATATGTATTCAATGTTACCCCAATGTCTGAATGTCCCATAAGATACTGAAGCGTTTTAGGATTCATCCCGCTTTTTGCCATATTGCTGCAGTAGGTATGCCTGCAAACATGCGGCGTGATTTTTGGTAACTGCTCTTTATAGATTCGATTATGCTTAGCCAATGCCCACTCAAAATGCTTTTCCCAATGTAAAGCAACTTCCGGCATATCCTTCTTATCTAAAAACAGAAATCCCTTATATCCATCAATCACAGGTTCTTTCTTGGGCTTTTTACGATTTTCAACAATACGCTTAAAACATTCATACACTTCCTCAGTCATAGGAATGATTCTAGTTCCACTTGACGTTTTGGTATCTTCAATAACATACTTCATATCTCTGGTTCTTTGAAGCTGATGATTTACACTGATTTGCTTTTCTTCAAAATCAATATCGGAAAGTGTCAATCCACAGAACTCTGAAATACGAAGTCCGGTCTTAAAGAGGATAAACATACCATCATAGTATCGTTTATAATGCTCATCATTCTTAATAAATTCCAAGAACTTTCTTTCTTGTTTTCTGGTTATGGCTTCTCTTGTTACACTATCGTTTACAACTACTGTACATAGTTGAAACTCGAACGGATTTTTACGAATCAAATCATCATCTACAGCCATTTGAAAAGCAGGTCTTACCACTCCACGAACTGAATGAATGGTGCTGTATCCCCTACCATCTGCCTGAAGCTTAATCAACCATGCTTTTGCATCTGATAGTTTTACCTTATCAATCCTTAATGCTCCAAATTCATCTTTCTTAATAATGTTGATAACAAAATTATAATTCGCAGCTGTATTATGGCGAACCCCAGTCTTCTGAGCAATATACTTTTTTACCAACTCAAGAACTGTCAAATTATCACCATAAGGAGTAATGCCATCATTTATATCCCTTAATATGACTTTTTCCTTTTCTCTAAGTGACTGGCAAGGTCTTCTTCCTACCGGAAGAGGATCTGTCGATTCCAACTTCCAACTGTAAAGAAATTTCTGTTTTCCAAAACAGTCTGTATAAACAAATGCATATCTTCCATCCGCTCGCTGGCTTTCTCCGTTTCGTAAAATACGTCCTTTTTTATCACGTCTTTTCTGATTGCGATTTCTTTCACTCAAACGTCTTTGCTCCTTTCTACGAAGAAGCCCTAGCACGACAACCATATTATATCATACCAGGGCATCATTTACCACTTTAAAGTGATAAAGTTTCGTATTTTTCATTTCTACAAGGAAGCGGTTTGATTAAGAAATTCTTCAAATTTATGCCGATTAATCAACGATTTATTCCCAACCTGCACCGTAAAACAATAATCAGTATCAGTATTTTCAGAAATCAGCATCCTTATCTTCTTTTCACCAATTCCAAAATATTGAACAGCCTCATCGACCGTTAACATATATTTTTCCCAAATCGGAACCATCTTTCCCTTCATTTTTGCTTCTATGTTATCTATTATGAACACCTCCATATCTTCAAAATAGGCAGCACATTATCTGCCCATGACAAATAGAAACTCAGCTCCTATCTCTCATCAGCAGATAACAAAAAAATCCATACAGGTGGCAGGTCATTACTCTACCCACATCGGTCTTGCACCGTCATTCAAATTGACCGGACTGCAAATCTCTTTACAATCCGGAAGTATCATTATCACGGATATGCTTCATCGCCCTGTGTTACTGCCACACATTTTGTCAGATCTTCTCGCTCCATACCTTTGCTTCAATGTAATGTTTCAACATTTCCTCACATTCACTCCTATCAAAGAGCAGGTACATCTTGGCGAATCTACCTAGTGGCTCGACATATCCTCACGTCCTGTATGCAAAAATATTCAGTTGTCAAGGTACAGGGTGCATACGCAGCAATCAGCGAATGGAAAGGGACAATGCTAACCGCCTGTTATGCAACTTCAAAAGCCAATATCTTTGTGATCAGCTTTGTTTCTAATCTGCGACGCAGAGTTTCATCAATGCAGTAATGTACCTGTCCACTTTCGTCATACAGCTTTCTTGTGGACAATTTGATTATGTAACCTTCATAATGTTTTAACACGGCATTGATTGCACTCACATCGCCCTCTGATGCTGCCTTTATAATATGGAAAGGCAACAAATTTTCTTTGTTTCTGGTTTTAGACATCTTTTTCATCTGCTATTCCTTCCATAATCTTTCTCAAAATTTCCAGTGAGCGTGTTCTGTGTTCATGAATGGTACTGCGAACCAGATTCATTTCTCTTGCAATATCTGCATCGCTCATCTCCATGAAATAGGAAAGTAAAATAACATTCCTTTTTCTTTCCGTAAGTTCTTTTAATGCTTCCGCAATCAAAGTATTTTTTACTTCAATATCATAGCCATGCACTTCAAAATGATGATTTTCTGTTCCGTACTCATCCATAGTAAATAATTTGCTCAACTCCTTTTCTGACAGTTCAGAGAATGTGACTTCGTGTTTTCTACGATAGTCCACGTGCTTGTAATAATTGACAGTTTCACCTTTTAATGCCATCTGGCACAAACGGTCAAACTGATGCCTGACAGTCATTTCATCCTTAGAAGAAGGTTGCCCCATACGAGTTCACCTCCTCCCGTTCCGAATGACAAGGCATTTGCCTTTTTTCCCTTCCGGTGTATCTCCCAAATGAAACCGGGGAGATGTTCGGGTGGATTGAAAAATTTTTATAGAAATTTTTCTGTATACAAAAAACGTCCTCGCAGGCACACACCCACAGGACGCTGTTCATATCTGATATTAAATTTTCTCCACATTTTACGAGTGTATATAATACACTTTCAATTGTAGAATTTGCCACATTACTTAAAATGCGACCTATTTACCTGTCCTTCCACGCAATGGGCAGGATAATATTTTCCAAATACAAAAATATCCTTTCAATGGTTCAGAATACATAACTCTCCTAAACACATTCAAAGGATAAAAAACATGAGAAAAAACCTTTGAATACCGCGTTTTTTTATATGCAATATCCAAAGTTTCTTATTTCATTAAAGTGTACTATACCCCTCTGTTTTAGTGCTTTATTAGTTCATTTCTTTTTCAAATCGTGAACTATACACTATATACGGAGGTGCATGATATGGCTAAATCTAAGAAAATTGATAAAGACATGGGTTTTCACCTGAAGAAAGCCAGATTAGACCAAAAGCTGACTTATGATGAGTTATCCGAAAAATCCGGTGTCTCATCAAGATATATCAAAGAGATTGAAAATCATGGCAATGTTCCAAGTCTTGAAAAACTCGGACAACTCATTCGTGCTTTACATATCTCTGCTGATCCGTTTTTTTATCCGGCAGCTCCAACCGATAATCTGGATTACCAAAGGCTACTGGTTTATCTTTCAGAATGTACGGACGATCAGATCACCACTATTCTTGCACTTGTGGAAGCCTATCTTCGTACATATAAAACCCATGAGACAGAATAGCAGAAAGATTTCGATTTTTTCTGGATTATTTCTGAATTATTCTGAAGAAAAACAGGGTGGTCAGCTTCCCGGTAAGCCATCCACCCTGTTTGAACTATTTTTTGATATGCATAAGCACTTCTTTCACTTTGTTTCTTTCCTTTAAAATCCCCAGTCCGTCAAATATCTGCATTACATCTACCATCCCCTGATAGTAGGCTCTTTGTTCTTCTTGAAAATGAGCGTGATCCACTATATCCATATAATTTTCAAAAAATTCTCTGTGTTCTGCGGAAAGCTCAGCCAACACCGTTTCATATTCCCGATTCGCCTTTTTCAATGCTTTATCTGCCTTTTCCGATTCTTTCGTCTGAACAGAATATTCACACTCTCCTGCTTCACTCCGAAGCTCCTCAAATACCTCTGCTATTGTTTCAAATACTTCATTCATTTTGTATCCACCTTTCCATATAAGTATTGCATTTTGCAGGCAGTATTATCAATCCTTAAATTTCTTACAACAATATTTTTCCGCACTTCATCTTTAGAAGTATATTATCAAGATTATTCCGTAAAATCAATCATATGGCACTTCATCTTTAGAAAGTTGGTGATGATATGAAAATTTACTGGAATAAAGAAAGCAATTCCAAAAATCTGATAGGTCAGAAAGTAAAGGAATTGCGA